CACCGGCACCCCGGATATTGCGGCCGTCGTCGCGGCGCTGGGTGATGACTGGTACACCGATATTGTATTCCCGTTCAACGATACGCAGAGCCTGAACACCATCCGGGATGAACTGCTCGAACGCTGGGGACCGCTCAAAATGATTGAGGCGCAGCTCTGGACGGCTTTCCGGGGCACCCATGCCGAAAGCGGCACCTTCGGAGAAACCCGCAATGACTGGCTGATTTCCTGTATCGGGACCAATATCGCACCGCAACCGCACTGGCTGTGGGCGGCATCCTACGGCGGCATCGCCTCCTACTATCTGGCCAACGACCCGGCCCGTCCGCTGCAGACGCTGGTGCTGCCGGGCATCCTGCCGCCGGTCAAAACGGTGCGCTGGGATATGCCGGAGCGCAACCTGCTGCTGCATGACGGCATCGCCACCCATTACGTTGATGCCAGCGACAACGTCTGCATCGAGCGTGAAATCACCATGTACCGCGTCAACCAGTATGGTGACGCCGATACGTCGTACCTCGACGTGCAGTCACCGGCGACGCTGGGGCGTATCCGCTACGTCATCAAAAACCGGTTCACCAACCGCTATCCGCGTCACAAGCTGGCCGGGGATGATGTGCTCGACCTGCTTGATCCGGGCCAGCCGGTGATGACGCCGAAGATTGCCCGCGCCGAGCTGCTGGATATCGCGCTGACTGAGCTTATCCCGGCGGGTCTGGTTGAGGACTTCGACGACTACAAAGACACGCTGGATGTGTATCTCGACGGCGACGATAAAAACCGCCTGAACTTCATCTGCCACCCGAACCTGGTCAACCAGCTGCGTGTGCTGGCCGGTCTCGTCCAGTACAAACTTTAAGGAGCCTTTATGAGCATTCTGGGCCAGGCGGCCATCCGTATTAATGGCCGCGAAATCAAAACCACAGGTAAGTCCACCCTCAATCCGGGCGGTAAAACACGTACCCAGCATATGGGCGGCGGCAAGGTCTGGGGGCTGGCAGGCAAGATGGCGGGTCCCTCGATCCAGATGACCATCGCAGCTGCAGAGGATGTCGATGTGGTTGAAATCAGTGGCTGGGAGGGGGTTACCGTCATGTTTGAAGGCGATAATGGTCTGACCTACATGATGACCGGCGCGGCGACCGCTGCACCGGCCACGCGGGATGAAGACGCTGGCACCATCAGCGCCCACTTCCTTGGCGAAAAACTGGTGAAGGTGTAAGCCATGGCTGAGATGAAAATCACCTTAAAACACGGTTACGTCGCCGGTAAAGGCACTGACGATGAGATCCGCTACAAAGAAGTGACCTTTCGCGAGCTGACCTCAAAAGACGTTATCGACGCCCAGCTTGAGGCGGAGCGCGTGGTCATCGGGGAGAATGGCAAGGCGGTGGCGTACTGTTCTGAGGTGCTGATGGGGCTGGGTATGCTGCGGCGACAGATTGCTTCTGTGGGTGAGATACCGGGGCCATTGGCCCTCAAGCAAATCTACGCCTTTCACCCAGAGGACCTGGAGTTACTCAGCAGTAAAGCAGCTGCTCTCGATGACCTGCTTTCGGAGACCGCGTCACGGGGGCGACCTGGTGCCGCTGGCGACGGCGCTGAGTAACCTTATCGTCAATCTTTCCCAACGTTTTGATATGTCCTACCTGCAGCAGTTGCCTCTCCGGCAGCTGCTGCGCCTGACAGAGCAGCTGAGGAAGCAACATGGCAAACCGCCTCACCACTGAAATACTCATCAATCTGGCAGGTAACCTGACCGCCAAAGCCCGCCAGTACGGTGCCAACATGTCCGAGTTCGCCCGCACAAATCAGCGGGCAATGTCGGTTCTCAAAGCCACGACGGCGGCGGCCGGTCGTGGTCTGGATGCGCTGGGCAATCGATATACCACCATGATTGCCGGTTTTGCCGGTGGTGCCATGTTGAGAGACTTTGCCGCGACAGATCGCCGCATCACACGTATGGGACTGGCAGCAGAGAAGACCAAAAAAGAAATGTCCGAGATGTTTGGCGGTATGCAGGATGCTGCGATCAAGTTTCGTGTCGATGACAGTGAAGTGGTCAGCGCGATTGAGAAAGTCGGGACGGTGACTGGTGATATTGATTACGGCTATAAGAACCGAAACATCATAGCACCGTCTATCGCTGCGTCAGGTGCTGATGGTGAAAGTATCGGAGGACTCTTCTCTCAGTTCACAAAGTTTAACCTGAGCAACGAGAAAGACACCCTGCAGGCAATGGGTACCCTGAATCAGCTCGGTAAAGAAGGTGCGTTTGAACTGAAGGATATCGCCGAACGCGGCGTAAAAGCGTTCTCAATGTATGCCGCCGCAGGGGGAACAGGTGTACGGGGCGTGAAGGACGTCGGCGTGGCGCTGGAGAGCGCGGTCGATGCTACCGGTGATACGACCACTGCCTCTACTGCAGTTGAGAACCTGATTCGGGATCTGCAGCTTCCGAAGGTTGTGAAGGAGTTGCGCCGGAATGGCATAAATGTTTTCGGTAAAGACGGAAAAATGCGATCACTGCCAACACTGATGGGAGAGATTGCAAAAAAATCAGGGAATAAAGGCGCAGAAACTCAGAGCGCACGCTTACTGGGGGCCGGATTTAATCAGGATAGCATCCTGTTGCTTAGCAGCGTGACGTCCGGTAAAGGTGCGGAGAACCTCAAACGCTATAACGGCGTAGTGGCCGATGGTCAGGGCATTATGAAAGATGCCGAGTATGCATCTAAAGATTTCACATCAGCCGTCACTGCACTAAACACCACCTGGAAAAAATTTGCAAACAGCAATCTCGCAAAACCAGTCCAGGAGCTGGCTGATGCAATTAATTCCGTTGACCAGGAAACCGTCCAGCACTGGCTGGAGATTGGTAAAAATATCGCCATCGCAGTCGGGGGGGTTATTGCAGCCCGCAAAGCGTTTCAGTTTGGTAAAGGTGTCTGGGACGTACTTAATCCAAATAAAGGTAAGGGTATACCTAATGGTATCGCTGATGTGTTTGGTTCAGGTGTAATGCCAGTTTATGTGACCAACTGGCCAGCAGGTGGGCTGGGTGGAACAGGAGAAGATAAGGTTAACGATCTTCTTGATACTACCGCCGACCTTCCAGGTTGGCCTGGAATGCTTGCCCGGGGTGGGTTAATTGCCAGTAAGTTGATGGGGTTAACTGATATGGACCCTTTTTCGGACGAAGGACGCGAAGAACTCCTTAAAAGGGTTCAGCAGAACAATGAGCGTTCAACGATGTGGGAGGACATCAAAAACTTTTTCACGTCTTCCTCGCCGTCACCTGCGGGTTACCAAGACCCGTCGCCGTGGGCGTCTATGCAGCCACAAAATCAGTCTGGCTACCCATTCCTGCAGCAACCTGAGCTGAAAGGCAGTATCGAGGTCTCTGTTAAAGATGATCGGGTTCAGGTGACCAGCGTCAAGGTCAACGCCCCCGGCGTCACCATGAGTGCGGGTACCGGATTACGCAGTACGGAGCAAGACTAATGGCCATCAAGTGGGAAGACCTGCGTGATGCTTCGTTCCGGGGCGTACCTTTCTTTTTCCGCGACGTCGAGGGCGCTGGCGGCCGCCGCGCCATCCCCCATGCTTACCCCAAAAAAGAGGTGGGCTGGACGGAAGACCACGGCGCGGTGCTGACTCAGCAGCAGATTAACGCGATCCTGCTCGGCAGTGACTACATCGACCAGATGAACCGCCTGCTGGCCGCGCTCAATACTGCCGGTCCCGGTGAACTGGTGCATCCGTGGTTCGGCGTTCAGAAGGTTCAGGTGGGCCGCGTTACGCATCGTCTCTCCACCGAAGAAGGCGGCATTGTCTACATTTCCTTTGAGGTGTACGAGGCTGGCGAGCAGTTGTTCCCGTCCGGCAACGAAGACACCAGCGCCACCACGCTCAGCGCGGCGGACAAGGTCAAGGAAGCGCTGGCCAGCGGTGATTATTTCGCGGCGCTCGACGGTGTCGGCAGCATGGTGGATACCCTGCTGGAGGAGATGGAGGGCTTTGTCACCAGCCTGCCGACCCTGCCGGATGCGCTCCGCGAGTGGATGGACCGCCTCAACCGGTTTAAGGACCTCGCCGGTATTGTAGCCGCCGCACCCGGTGAAATGATCCGCGATATTACTGGCCTCATCAGCGATATGAAAGACCTCGTATCTGAGCCCCCGTTCGCACTGCGGGTCTATGACCAGCTACGCGATAAGTGGGAAGGCGACCGGGCAGCGCAGTCTGCGACCAAATCCCTTGTCGATAACATCAGCGTGAATACTGATACCGGCTTTGCCAGCAGCGTCACACCGGCATCGACGCCGGAGACCACGGCAGCGATGGAGACCAATATCGACGACTTCCGCCGTCTGGTCATTATCTCCACGCTGGTCGCTCAGGCTGAAGCGGTGGCCACCGCGACCTTTGAAACCGGTCAGGATGCGCAGAGCACCGGCGACCAGCTGGCGGAGCGTCTCGGCGAGACCGCTGCGGAAGCCGTCGAAAGCGGGCTCCGTGAGCTGTGGCGCTCCCTTCGCGAATTGCGGTTCGCGGTGGTGAATGATGTGCGTATCCGCAGTATCCAGCTG